TGGCACTTTAATACTGCTAGAGAGGTATTTGTTGGTCAAGCCGCAGCTGCGTTAAAAAATAGTGCTAATGTTTCCGCTCAATCATACTCTGTTATTCTACCAAACAGCACTAAGACTAATGTATCTGACCTCGTTAATTTTAGGTCTTTTGGTATAAATATTAAGTCTGATGCTTTAACTAATAGAACTTTCTCATGGGCTACACTATATATTAATGGAAGTTATGTATCTGGATTAGCACTCAAATGCACATATGGTAATAATCAAACTAAGTCATTATCTTTAACTTCTGCTTTTAACCAATTACAATCAGTTAATTATGACAGAAGTGATGATGATATTATAAATAATAGAAGTAATCTATTGCCTACATATGATATTTCACTAAATAGTGTTCCATTATTTAAATTATCTATAAAAGACAAGTTACAAGCTGTTAACAATTTTGTATACACTATAAATCCATGCAAAGCACATTTCTATGAAGCATATGACCAGAATAAAAATAATATTATCGACACAAATTTAGCCACCAATTCTGTTCTTACAGCAAACTATTTATCAGACGTCGTATACAATATTACATCTAGTGCGGTTATGGCTAACAACATTAAACCTAAATTCTCAGTGGATATGAATAATAGTATTGATTTTAATAGCGGATGGCTATCATTATTAGGAACTAATTTAGAATTGAAATTTAATAATAAATTTTCAGTAGGTTATGCCCTTGATTGTTATTTTGTAATTAAAAATAATACTTCCGCTGAGTTTGAAATTTTCGAAATTTCCGCAAACGCAAATAAAGCTAACGAAAATTTAAATCCATCTGTTTTTCCAAATTCATTAACTGTTATTAAGAGAAGAAATCTTAGAGTATCTAATAAAGATGCTTGGGCCACAACTGACGTTTTATCAAATGAATCTTTACCAGGATTGTCTTTTAAATTAGCAAATAACGCAGTTGTAAAAACTGGAGATATTGTTAATCTTTTTACCTCTAATGAATACAATCCCGAAAATAAATTAACTTGGAATGTTACAAACCTTGAAAACAATACCGCTAAGAAAATTGAATTAAATTCTTTTGATGAAGAAAGATATGCTGTATTACTTAATAATCAATTATTGAAACAATAGATAACTTAAAATATCCATCCTAATTTATTACTAAATATATTTTTTTCTAAATTTTAAATATATATATAAAAATTTGAACAATACATAAGTTATAATATAAATTATACTATAACCTATGTGTGGTATATTTGCATTCATCTCTATTTTTAAAAATAAAAAAATAAGTGATTTACATGACTTATTAGTGTATAATTGTAATAAAATTAAACATAGAGGTCCAGATAATTCGCAATATAAAACGTTTGATGATAAAATATTTATGGGATTTCATCGTTTATCAATTAATGATATTAGTGAGAATGGAAATCAACCTTTAATTTTAGATGATATAGTGCTTATCTGTAACGGAGAAATTTATAATCATGTTGAATTAGAAGAAAAATATGATATTAAACCCTATAGTCATAGTGATTGTGAGGTAATCCTACATTTATATAAGTTATTTGGAATTCATAAAACTCTTGAATTGATCAGTGGGTATTTTGCCTTTGTATTATATGATAGAAAAAATGATAAGATATATATAGCTAGAGATCCCATTGGTGTAAGAGCACTATATATTGGAAAAGACGTCTATAATAATATAGGTGTATGTAGTGAAATGAAAGGTTTGTCTGATTTTATGGCTACAATTGAACAATTTAAACCAGGTCATTATTTAGATATTGATTGTGAAAAACCTATTCCGTATTATCATTATAACTATCCAAGAATTGAACCTAGTGAACTATCGTTAGTAGACCAGCTTACTAAAATGAGAGGGTTTTTTGAAGCTGCTGTGTTTAAACGTTTTATGTTTGAAAGACCATTTGGTGTATTTTTAAGTGGAGGTTTCGATAGTAGTATTGTGGGTGCGTTAGTAGCTAAACATAATGCTCCTGAACCTATTCATTCATTTTCAATAGGAATGGAAGGTAGCACAGACCTAATTAAAGCAAGAGTTGTAGCTAAACATATTGGGTCTATTCATCATGAAGTAATAGTTACAGCAGAAGATATGTTATCCGCGATTACAACGGTTATAAAGCAGAATGAAACTTATGATACTACCACTGTTAGAGCGAGCACTCCTATGTATTTGCTATCAAAATATATTAAAGAAAATACAGATATTGTTGTAGTTTTTAGTGGGGAGGGAAGCGATGAAGCAAGTGGAAGTTATATGTATTTTCACAATGCGCCTTCCGATAATGACTTTCAGGATGAATGTATTAGACTTTTACAAGATTTGTGCTATTTTGATTGTCTAAGGTGCGATAAATCTACTGCTGGAAATGGATTAGAAGTGCGGGTTCCATTTTTAGATAAAGAATTTTTAACTGAATACATGCGTGTTCCTGTTGAATGGAAAGTTCCTAAAGATGGTATGGAAAAATGGTTTATTAGAAAGGCATTTGATGGAACAGGTCTCTTACCCGATGAAATTCTCTGGCGAAAAAAAGAGGCATTTAGTGATGGTGTTAGTAGCACGGAAAAATCGTGGTATCAAATTATTCAAGAACATGTCGATAAATTAATATCAGATACTGAATTTGAAGAACAAAAGAACAAATTTGATGTAAATTGTCCTCATCTTAAAGAAAGTTATTATTATCGAAAAGTTTTTGAAGAATTCTATCCTGGACGTGCTAGTACTATCCCATATTATTGGTTACCAAAATGGTCTGGCGATACCAAAGACCCAAGTGCTCGGGTGCTTAATGTATATGATAAGTCAGACCAATTGTAATTATACAATATAATTGGATTATTGGTTATTATATGGTATAATTAAGTTATTTACTATAAATATTTCTAACTATGGGAAAAATAAAGATGAATAAATAGTATTAGTTATTCATTTCTATTTTATTTTTATTGTGTAAAATAATGATTATTCAGAATTTTTTGTTATAAAAGCATTGTACCCCCATTGAAGCAATGCTTGGCGTTGTTTAGGCCTACAGCTGATTTCTTCACAATTCTTTCGCACTTGTCCATAATGTCGTTTAAATGCTTTCCATCGTTTGATTTGTATTATATCAATTTCAGGTATTCTACGACCAATATAATATCTACAATACCATTGAAACCACCCCCTATTATCAGGGTCTCCTTCAATTTGTGGTATCCAACCATTCTTTAACCATTCAGACCTCGATAAACGGCTTTTTATAGAGAAACAATTACATGTAACATTTGGATTGTTTGGACTTAATGTTCCAGATTTAATTGCATCTTCAAACCATTCTCTTGGAAATTCAAGTATACAGTCATTTAGATATTTCCCTTCAAAAACTCCCATTTCTAACATTTCCCCTGGAGTAAAGTAAGGTGTGAACTCTGGATGGTCAATTTCACCTATGTTTTTACTAAGTTTATATGTATATCCATTTTCCATTTTATTATATGCTTTTATTGTTAATCCCTTTAAAAATTCGTCCGCTTTTCTACTATAATTCAATAAATTCGTCATGTCTTCAATTGATTTTATATTTCTTACTAGATCAATATTTTTATCCATAAATTAATTATATCTTAAATACATTTATTAAATTACAAAATAATCATCTATATAACCCTATTTTTTAAAAATAATACTATTTATAAATAATATATCATTTATTGCTTGGTTAAGTGATATATTATTTTGCCTATTTTATAAATACACAATATGCTCAAATCAAATCAAAAAAATATCATTATTCATTATCCCCTTCTTTTTGTTTCATCCATGGGTCTTTATCTTCGAGACTATTCGCAATATTTTGTGATTCTGAAGCTTCTTTTAACTGTTTTTCCCTGTTCAACCGTTCTTCAGTCTTAGCCCTAATTTGGTCATCCTTTTGTTGCTGATAAAAAATATCTCGTTTAGCACTATTATCTTTATATTTTTGCATTAGAGTATTTAATTCTGGTTCCAAATATTCTTGGTTTTCAATACGGTCAGGATTGGGATCCCAAGGACACCAATATCCAATTGGTCCAACAAATATATTATCATTTTTGTATAATCTTTGTAATACTTTTGCTCTTACTTCTGCTTCGCGTTGAGTAGCATAGTTTCCTCTTGCTTTAAATCCACGCACAGTTGTTCTAAAATTTTCCATTTCATGAAATTTATTTTCCAGTGCTTCCTCATTTTTAAACAAAAAATCATCATATAAATCTTTTGTTTTATCATAATCCAATTTTGGTTTTTCTTCAGACAATACATTATGTTTTAAAAAATCACTATTATTACATAAAGATTTTAGGAACTCACTCATGATAAATATCTCTTTTTTTTTAAGAACATTTTCTGGACTTAAAAATGAAAAAACTCCGTAAGCTTGACCTGGAACTGCACTATCAACTTCCAAAAAATCTTCAATACTATCAGTCATTATATATTTAGTAATTATTACATCATTCTTTAAGTAATAATTATTATATCATTCTTTAAGTAATAATTATTATTTAATAATATAATTTCTATTTTTTTTTTCTCTTTTTCAAATATAAATAACTAATATGTCATCACTTGAAACTCCTGCTACAGATATTCAAGAAATGGTAAAAAGGATAACTAAATATTTAGTTGAAGGTGGAGCTACCGCAGTTGCCTGTTATTTAGTAGGCAAAAATCGTTTAAATATTGAAGAAATTATGTTAATAGCATTAACTGCTGCGGCTGTTTTTGCCATATTAGATATGTTTTCTCCATCTATAAGTTATGCGGCTCGTCAAGGTGCTGGCTTCGGCTTAGGTGCTAATATGGTAGGTTTCCCACAATTAGGAATGTTAGGTAGCGCACCAATGCTTTAAAAACAATATTTCAATAAATTTATTATATTTATTTAAATATATTTTTATTCACTCTTAGGCTTAATTTCTTCTAGAATTAATGATATATTTTTAATATTTTTTAAAAAAAGTTTATAACTCCAAAATACACCCATAAAGTATAGTGTTGCTAAAAGAATATATGATATAATTTCATTATGTAAATATATTTCATCCAAATTAGATAACAAATATCTTGAAAAATATATTATTCGAAAATATGTATACCATATATATTGTATAAATTCTACTATGTAAACATAATAGGGAAATGTAGTATACGATTTATTAACATGATAGGCGACATATAACATAAAATTTGAATTTTCTAATATATTATATATCATAAGTATAAAGTTAGATGATATATCTATTGAAGAAAGATATAATCCATATATCGCAATAATATGATGTACTATAAAAGGACCTTGTGATATAAGCGCATTTTTATTCTGGAATAATTGTAAAATTATATAGATTAAGTCATATATGTAAAAACTTGTGCTTAGGTTTATAAGATACGATTTATCAAAATTTGTATTGTAATAAATTACAAATATTAACGCATGTATAAAATGAGCAATATTCTTACTTATATTATAGTCAAAAAATTTAGTAAAACTTAAAATTAAGATTCGCCAAAAGGCAAAAAAACTTACTATGAAAAAATAATTTAACATGATTTAGTTAAACTAATTTATACATTTATTTTTAAATATATATTTAATTCATTTTATTAATTAATTTTTTTTTATATTTTGTTTTTACTTAAAAATATAATGTTATATATAATTATGAAAGTATAAGTCTACAATTGTAGAATATATTTCATCCTCTAGTGTTGAACGGCAATATAGTTTGATGACTGAGCGGTTTAATAGGTTTGAAAAAACTGATTTTTAGCGAACTGGTAAAACAGTAATCGCATATAACTAGAGTATATGGCACATTAGAAATTGAAACTGGGGTGTAATATTATTATGACCCTACTTTCAATATTCCTTATGAATGTCCATTCATATTCAAGTGTAGGTTATGATTGCACTTGAATTATATAGTATACTAGAATGCTTTACAATTATAATATTCGGGATGTTTAATTACTATTGATGATATTATATTGATTAATAAGCATATACCCATATATGTTAATTAGAAGTCTGCCCGCAAAAATTATTAAAAATATATAAATATATATATATATATTTAATGATTAACAATATTATTATAATAGTTTTGTTTTTATTAATTTCAGTAAATTTTTTTAAAGATAATATTAATTTGATTTATTTTATCCCAATATGTGGTTTACTATTAATCTATATAAATACATCAGTACACGAGCATTTTTTATGTAAATTGGAAAACAGTGTAACAAATATATTTGAGACTAATCAATTTCTAGGAAACCTCAAAAATAAGATACAGGACAATTATTTAAAGTATAAACCTGATGTAATTTTCAATAAATTTAGGGATGATACACGGAACAATCTATTAAAAATTAATAAAAGTGCTGAAAAAATTATTTTGAAAATATAAATGTTTTTATAATGTTTTAATTTAGTATATGAAATCTATAGTTTTATTATTATTAATGTTTGGTATTATTATGATAGTAATGGGATATTATAGAGAATATTCGAAATGCCCCAATCCAATTATAGAATATCGGTTTATACCTAGAACGTTTTATGACGAACAATTAAGCACTCCTAATTTGATGAAAGAATTTAGCACGATGTTTGAAGATGAAAATGTTTGGCTAAAAGATAGAAATATCATTAAACCTTCAAAAGGACCAACCGTAAATTTTTATACTACTCCGAAATAGACCAAGAAAACATTATTAAACCAATTTATGCATCTATTTTTTTAATGAAATCAAAATAATTAAAATCATTAATGCTTATATCAGTATGATTTAAGTTATTATAAAGCACCAAATTTTCAAATAAAAAATAATCTCGCATTTTTAAATCTAAAAAATCATTTATTAAATAAAAATTGCTACTTTGCTTATCAAATCGCACCATAACACGATATATTTTGTTTGATTTATTGTAAAATATTATTGTATCGTAATCTTGCTTTTCAAAATAATATATATAAATATTTTTCTGATTTAACCGTTCAATAATTTCAATTTGTTTATTTTGTTTCTTATCTAAAATACGAACATAACTGTAATCATCATAGTTATAAACTAAACCTTTTAATTTAGAATTATATTTATTATTCATTATAATACAATTTTATAATTATATACTTTTATATCTTAATATTTCGAATTTAGTAATAAATTTCAAATTAAATAAATATATATATATATATTTAAAAATATCTTACTAATATTGAAAAAATTGATTTGATTGTTTATTTTTTTGATTATGTTTAAACTAAAAAATTAACAATAATGGAAAATTTAGATAATGACCAAAAAGATGCTATATTACGCATGAAACGGGGTCAAAATGTGTTTTTAACAGGAGGAGGAGGCACTGGTAAATCTTTTGTATTAGAACATTTCATCACATATGTTAAAAATAAATATAGTGAAGACTGGAAACGTTACATCGGAATAACAAGTCTTACAGGTTCAAGCGCACTACTCATTGGAGGAACTACAATACACTCTTTTTCGGGTATAGGAGTGAGTAAATTAGATGAAAATCGTATAATTGAAACAATATCAAAAAGAAAATATATTAAAAATAGATGGAAAGAACTAAAAACTCTAATTATAGATGAAATATCAATGATGACCCCAAGAACTTTACGATTATTAAATAAATTGGCTCAATTTATTAGAAAAAACAGTTTGCCTTTTGGAGGTATACAGATGATATTCAGTGGTGATTTCTGCCAGTTATCACCTATTTTAGAACAGCATCTTTTACATACTATGGATTATTGTTTTGAAACACCAGAATGGAAAGAAGCAAATATATATACTGTATATTTTAAACAAATACATAGGCAATCGGATTTAGAATTTATTGAAACACTACAAAAGATACGATTAGGTATTTCAGACCAAGAAACAAGTAGTGTTTTGATGTCTAGATTTAAAAAATCACTTGAAAATAAAAGTGGTATTTTACCTACACAGTTATATCCTACAAGAGATAGAGCTAATAGTGTAAATAATACATTTTTAGAGAATTTGAAAAAAATACATCAAACTAAATTATTTACATTAAATATTAGTGTTGAACCAACCGAAAATTCAGATGAACGAGTATATAATACTGAAACTTTAGAACAAAAGATATTATCTCAAACACCCGTAGCAAAAAATATAGAATTATGTAAAGATTTGCAGGTTATACTTGTAGTTAACTTATCTATTGATGAAGGTTTAGTAAATGGTAGTAAAGGAATAATTACTGATTTTGATGATAAGGGATTTCCAATTGTAGCATTTTTAAATGGTAAAGTTCGGGCTATTAGTCCTTATACATGGGATATTGAAGAAAATGGTATGCTTGTAAAAGCAGTGGGTATTCCATTAATATTGGGATATGGTTGCACTATTCACCGTTCACAAGGTATGACTATAGAATTAGCAATTATTGATATTGGTAATAATATATTTATGGGAAGTGGTGGATATGGTCAAGTGTATGTAGCACTTAGTAGAGTTAGAAGTTTAGCTGGATTATGCATTTTAAATTTTGACCCAAATAGAATTAAATGCCATCCAAAAGTAATTCGATACTATGAAGATTTAGAAAAGGAAATACTTGAACGAAATAAACAGGATATATCAGACACATGTAAACCTTTAGATTTTACAACAAATAAACAACATACAATTCCAGATGCCCCTATTAAAAAAGTAATAAAAAAATCTAAAGAAGAACTGAAAACACGACAATTTAATATTCATACATTTTTCAATCCTACTGTTTCTTTGGAATAAATGTATGAAAAACTATTTTAATCTAAAAAATTTGATATCTATACTTATATATAAATTTTATCTTTTATTTAAAATGTTAAAACAACATCGATATTTTTCTGATTTACATTTAGAATTTATTAAACCCGATAAAATACAAGAATGTATTAATAAAATACCATCTGGTATTGATGAAATATGTATATTAGCAGGAGATATTGGTAATCCATATGACCGAAATTATGATATTTTTATGCGGTTTATAAGTAAAAATTTCAAAAAAACATTTGTTATTCCAGGTAATCATGAATATTATAATAAAAAAAAACAGATACATCAAACAAATGCGTTTATGACGCAATATTTTGAAAAATTTCATAATATAAGCTTTTTGAATAATAGTTATGAAATTTATGACAATGTGTGTTATATTGGAACTATATTATGGTCTAAAATAACAAATCCATGCTATGAAATAAATGATGTATATCAAATACCTCATTTTAGTTGTGTTAAATATAATAGTTTGAATGTGGCATGTATTGAATTTTTAGAAAATACATTACAAAACAACGATAACTGTATAGTAATAACACATCATGTTCCATCATATTCTTTAATAGATGAAAAATATAAAACAGAACAAATGCAACCATATAATCAATGGTTTTATTCTGATATGGATACATTAATTAAAAATAAAGGACATAAAATAAAATGTTGGATTTATGGTCATACACATACACCTTCCAATGTTAAAATAAATGAAATACCATTTTTATGTAATCCCATTGGTTATCCAAATGAAAATGAAAATATTAATTTTAACACATCTATTATAATATAAATGATTAAAAGATGTAAAACTAATTATTTAGTGTATCACAAATATTTAGTTTTAGTAAATCAAAGCAAATTTGTTTATATTGACCTATAAAATTCCCAACCAAGGTCTATACATATTTTTTCCCAAATAATATCTTGTTGTTGTAATTTTTCTCTAGATTTTAATAGAGGAAAACATGGAAGTAAATGGTCAAGTTCCAATAACTGACAAAACTTATGTAAAACATATCCATATGATAAAAAATTTTGTCTTTCACTGGGACAATATTTTATAAATGGAATTTGTATTTCCTTAAACATGACTCGCAATGTCTCTTCTTGATTTTTTGTAATATGTGGTGCGGGAATACCATTAATATGATTAATAATATGCGGAATATGTTCATAATATTTATTAAGATTTAATTTTCTTAATATCTCCCGAATTTTACCAGGTTCTATACTGGTCAAATTAGTTATTCGCTCTTTTTTTATTTCATCTAATATTTTATCGTATACATCTTTTGGTATATCGGTTGATTCTTTACCCTGAAATTGACTAACCCATTCGTTGCTAAATTATATGTATTTCTACATATACCCGACTATATCTTAAGCATTGTATAATATACAAATATACAAAACCCACTACCGTTTAGTCTGTGAACCCCTGACTTATTTAACCATAAAAATAGGTATAATAAGTTGTTGGCTGCTGATTATCCAATCCTATTTATTTTCACATTTAATATTCTATCACTAGATATATTATAGTATAATAGGCTCTAAGGAAGTCCCAGCAATTTGATAGTGTCGCAAGATATAAATATTATATCTCACTAGCAGGTGAAGGCATTTATTCTAAATCTGGTCAAATTTAGATAAATGAAGGTTTCCCAAGTTTTTATTATTGTCCAAACCATAAGACAATATACTCCTGCTGTTCCACTCCAACTGTTAAAGTGGTTAATTCTTTTATATGCGAAATATGCTATTTCTTTTGGTGGTTCTTTATAGCTAGGTTTATCACAATCGATTAAAACATATTCTTGTGCACCACATTTTTGACATATCATTATTCCTTCCGCATTTATAAAATATTTCTGGGCATTACATTTACGGCAAATTTCAATATCATCTTCTTTGTTTTTATCAGATATATACCGTGTATCAACATAATTCATATACTTATCCATCATTTCTGTTTTTGTTAATACTCTTCTTTGTTTCTGATTATCTGATTTTTGATTTGTAGTATAATTTATATTTATATTTGATTGATTTTCATTATCATTTTTAAAAAAATCCAAAATTGATTTTGATAAAGGTCCCTTTTCAATAATATAAGGTGTCTTTTCAACATCAGGCACTACAACAGGTTCATTACACATATTATAATATTGAAAAAGAATATGTCCTGTATTTAAATAATATAATTGTGGATCTTCAATTGTGCTGATATTTGAAATTTCACGCTCTATATCAATTATTTTTTCCTTTAAATCGAATTTTAGATTTAATTGTTCATCTGATATATTTTGATTAGCAATAGAATCTAAAATTTTTAACTCATTTTGAACATTTTGTAATTCTTTCTGTAATTCTATTTTTCTTGTTTTATTTTCTTGAAATTTTCGTATTAATTCTTGATGTTTATTGTCTATATTTACATTTGTAGAAGCAATTTTTTTTTTTTTATTATTTTTATCTTTAAATAATAACATTATTATAAAATTACAAAATTATTTATATTTTATATTATCATAGTTCTTTTTAAATAAAATTTATTATATTTTAACAGAATTTCAGATTTACACGCAAAATTAATTAATTTATTGATTTTCGTTAAAATGATATAATTGATTTTTGATAAGAGAATATAATTAGACTATCGTTATGCAAAATATTATTAAAAGATCGCATGAAAAAATATTAATTGATTTAATTAAAATTTCTTTTATATATAGTATGATTAAAGAAGGTTGGAAATTTAGACATATATCTGATAGTGTTTTTGAATTTAAGAAAAGTCGCTCTATAATTAACGATGTTGATGTTAAAGATATATTAAATAAAATTTAATTTAATTGCGTTTTGCTAAATTTTTTTTCTTGATTATATTATATAAAACAAAAATGGGTGGTGGTTTAATGCAACTTGTCGCATATGGTGCTCAAGACATCTATCTTACTGGAAATCCTCAAATCACTTTTTGGAAAGTAATGTACCGTAGACACACTAATTTCTCTATGGAATCTATTGAACAAACTTTTAACGGTGCTGCCGATTGGGGTCGCAAAGTTACCTGCACAATTTCCCGCAATGGTGATCTTATTTCCCGTGTTTATTTGCAAGTTACTCTTCCTAGTGTAACCTGCGCTACTGGTCAAAGATTCCGTTGGCTCAACTGGGTTGGTCACGTCATGATCAAAATGGTTGAAGTTGAAATCGGTGGTCAACGTATCGACCGTCACTATGGTGACTGGCTCCACATCTGGAATGAACTTACTCAAACCGCAGGTCACGCCGCTGGCTATGCTTCCATGGTTGGAAATGTTCCCCGTCTTACCCAACCTATTAATGGAAGTGCTACTAACCCAAATGTAAGTGTTAGTGATGACTTTGCCTTCGGCACTGCTGATACTACTGCTTCTATGCCCGCTGTTACCTTATATATCCCTCTTGAATTCTGGTTCTGCAGAAACCCTGGTCTTGCTCTTCCTCTTATCGCTCTTCAATACCACGAAGTCAAGATTAACATCGAATTCCGTGATGCTGCAAGTAGCACTTGGAGCTCTGGCAATGTTGTTGTTCCTTCCCTTTCTGCTGCCTCTCTCTATGTTGATTATGTCTACCTTGACACTGATGAACGCAGACGCTTTGCTCAAGTTTCTCACGAATACCTCATCGAACAATTACAATTCACTGGTGATGAATCCGTTTCTTCTACCGCCAACAAAATCAAATTAAACTTCAATCACCCCGTCAAGGAACTTATCTGGGTTGTTCAACCAGATGACCACGTCAATCAATCCAAAACCGCTACTTTAGGTGGTCTTCAATGGTTCAACTACACTGATGCTCTTGATGCCTCTCCTCTTTCTGGCACCCCCGGTAACCCTCTCGGTGAAGGAATGACTGGTGTCGATTCTGGAAACCCTGCTACTACCGCCACAACAACTGCTTTTGCGGGTGTTCCAGGTCTTACCACAACCGTTCAACAAGGTATCAGCAATGCTTTTAACGCCAGTGTTCTTAACTTGGCTCAAGCCACCAATACCTTCACTGGTCTTAACGACACTACTAATGTTCTTGACCGTGGTGACAATCCCGTTTCTTCTTGCAAACTTCAACTTAACGGCCACGACAGATTCTCTGAACGCGGTGGACGCTACTTCAACCTTGTCCAACCTTACCAACACCACAGCAACTGCCCTGCTACTGGTATCAATGTTTACTCTTTCGGCCTTAAACCTGAAGAACACCAACCTTCTGGCACCTGCAACATGTCTCGTATCGACAACGCTACCCTTCAACTTACTCTTACTCAACGCGCTGTTCGTCAAAATAATGTCTCTCGCTCCTGCAGTGTTCGTGTCTACGCCACTAACTACAACGTTCTTCGTATCATGAGTGGTATGGGTGGTCTTGCCTACAGTAATTAAAAAATTTAGATTTTCTAAATTTGATGATTTCATAATTATTATAATATACTAGAAATAGTATAATATAAAATTTATCATTTACATAATTAACTACATGAATTCATTTGATGTCTCTTCCGATTTTTGACTATAGCCCTATTATTATTATTTTCTATATTTATATTCTCGGAACTATCACTATTAACACTATCGTTACTATTATAATCATTATCACTCATTTCAATATTCTTTGATACATAATTTTCATTAGACGAATTTAATATTAGGGCTAAATCAGTTGTTTCATCTATATTTTCATCTGTATTCTCATCTGTATTTTCATCTGTATTCACTGTTTCTGCCTTTCTCAAACAATTATTTATAGTTTTACTAACATAGTTTATAAACATATCATAGGTTGTAAAGTGTTTTAAATTCATTATAATATAATGAATCGTTGTTGAAAACTCCTTTGTATTTTTTAACCCATATGTTATAATATTTTCTGGATTTCTATGATTATAGGCTCTAATAATAAAACAATATATGGATTTTAAAGATTTATATTTCCTACATGAACAATATTTCTTATTACAACGAATGTTAAAACATGTTATATTCGCATTTTCTGATTCTATATCTATATTTTTTCTCAATTTCATAATGTAAATGTCTTGAAGCTTTGATAATCCATTATCATCAAAGGTTAATAATGATGGATATAGAGTGCTCTTTAAACTTGTAAAAAAAGAACCATTATCTTTAAGGTCATCTTTAGTATTTACATTATTTATCAATTTATGTAAATATTCAGGTTTTGATATTTTCATAAAATAGTATACATCAAAACTACTATTGTTTTCTATATGTTTTTCTATGTAATTTGTTAATAAATGTATAGAACTATTTTTTTTTATTAATTGCAAACATCTATCATCCATTTGCATATTTTCACTATTTATTAATTCCTCATATTTGTAAAATGTAATCTTAACACTCACATTTAATTTTTTATTGACCATTTTTTTAAGATGTATACCAATACTTTTAGATGAATAAAACCCTAATGCAAATTCAACTTCTTTACTATCTATAAAATTTGTATCATATTTTACTTCATAGTCAAATAAATTTCCAATTAATCTTGAATGTATTAAATTACGCAATTCAAAATCATGATTAAAATCATTTTTATCTATAAAAGCACTGTATATATCTAATATTTTTTTTTCATAGTTTTCTATTGAGTAAAATAAATAACTACATAATCCCTTTTCATATTCTTTACCTTCATTATTATTATCTATTTTATTCATTTCATTTTTTATATTCACCGTTAATTCAACGTTTTGAACTGATGCATTTTGTGCTATATTTAAATGTGATTGTGCTAGATTATTATAATCATATTTCAGTGTATGCACTCCAAGTGTTTCTACTACACGTGTGCATAATTTTATTTTATAATTTAAATAAAATTTTGAATATTCTTCAATTGGAATATATAAATTTACATTATTTATTTGAAACCTTTTATATATAGTCTTGTATTTAATTGTATTATTATAAAATATTATTTTGGAGTTATCATATTCATAATCATCTAACATTAGATAAATATTATTTTGAAATAACATTTGTCTTTTAAAATAATAAGACACTTGGTTTATTATTTTATCTAATT